ACGTTCGTGCTTCTGAAGACGCATTCATTCAGTGTGTTAGTATCTTCGCTGTTGGTTTCGCTGATCACTTCCTAATGGAAAGTGGTGGTGACATGAGTATCACTAACTCTAACAGTAACTTTGGTAATACATCACTACATGCTATTGGGCATAAAGGTTTTGCATTCAACCAAGATAAGGGTGGATTTATTACCGACATTGTTCCACCTCAAATTGTTCCAGAAACTACTGGTAACACATCAAAGGTTCCTTATTATACGTTAGATGTACAAGCATCTAATGATCCTGCTAATCATACTCAAATATTCCTTGGTGATGATTTGGCATATGATCCTTCTAAACGTCCTGCTGCCTCTATTGAAGGTTATCGTATAGGTGCTAAGAAGGATGATAAGGTATTTGTAAAACTTACTCCAAGAAGTGCTGGTCAGAGTAATGAATTTAATGCAACTATAAGTCCTAGTGGATTTAAGAGATATGTTGCTGCGCCTAGTATATTAACTCCTAGTGGTGGAAATATAGTAGGTAATGATAGTCTTGATGCTGCTAATTTAATTGAAGCTAATAAGAATTTCATTGCTTATGAAGCTTATGGATATATTACTTCTAAGTATCCAAATATAACAATTAATGAGAATATTGACATTATTAAGTGTCGTAGAGATATTGGGTATCTTATTGATGCTACTGTACAAGATTTAAGACTTGGTGGTAATCTTAATACTATTCAGGCTGCTGAATCATATTATGTTGCTACTGAATTATCTTATATTACTAATGAATTAACAGAGACTTTAGAGGGTTATTACTATGCTAGAGATCTTGCTATTGCAGCTGCACGTAATTTCTCATATCTTCGTACTGGTGTAACTACTACTACTGGTTCTTCTATCATCAATGTTGGTGATACAAGTGGTATTGTTCCAGGTATGACTGTTGCTGATTATGAAACCAGTAGTTTCACTAATGGTTATCTAAATTCCAATGCTGCAAGACCAGCATCACCTGCTATACCTAACAACACATTTGTTAAAAAGGTTATTGACTCAACTAACATAGAATTGGGTCAGAAAGCAACATTCTCAGAAAAGAAAGTTGTATCTGTTAAGCATGGTGACGCTGCTAACTTAATTGAAGCTAATAAAGATTTTATTGCTGCTGAAGCATACGAAAGAATGCTTCTTGACTTCCCTGGATATACATCACCAGCCGCTAATTACACACCTGCTAAGTGTAAGGATGATTTAGTAAAGGCTGTTCATAAGATTGCTAGTGATGTAGCATTCGGTGGTAATGCTGAGACATGGGATATATCTTACTATTATGAGAGTGGAGAAGTTCTTCATATCTCAACAAGTAGAACTGAAACTGCTCGTGCTTATGAGTATGTTAAAGACATGGCTATTCAGGTCATGCGTAAGGAAGATGTATTCATCTATGGTACTCATGGATTAACACAAACAAAGACAACATCTGGTCTTGTTCAACCTATTGCTAGTCCACAACTTACAAATATCAATGAAGATAATGTTGATGTTGTATCTGATAGAGGTGGTGATGCTCAGAAATTAATTGCTGCTAACAAAAATCTTATTGCACATGAAGCAGTAGAGAGGATGGTTTCTCAATCATCTCTTGAATCATTTACTCCTATTACTGGAACCACTTATGATCCTGCAACTGGAGTATTGAATCTTAAGATACCTAATAATGGGTTATCAGCATCTACTTCAGTTTCTGTAACTAATGCTGCTTATGATCCTACAACTGGTATTTTAACACTCACCAAGAGTAATCATGGAATGAAGTCTGGTGAGAAAATTCAAATACAAGATGAGGCTTTATGGTTTAAGTGTTCTATGGATAATAAGACTTCTGTTAAGAAGTATCCTAGATCAACTGATCCTGTAAGTGGTAAGTGGTTAGAGATTACTAATGTACAGCAAAGTACATTTGATGTGCATGTCGGATCTACTCCCATTGTATCATTTACTCCTACTGCTGCTGATTATAATGCAGCAACAGGTGTGATGACTTTGACTATTGGTAATCATGGATTGAAAGCTGGTACTTCTATTAAACTTGCTCAAGAGTCATTAACATTTACTTGTAGTAAGGATAGTAATCAATCTAATCATGCTTATCCGAGAACAACAGATCCATTCTTTAATACAGCAATTAATATTGATTCTGTAACTACAACCACAATTACAATTAATGTTGGATTTGAAGCAAATGCTGCTGAACAATATGCTCATACATTTGTTCCTAATCTACCTGCTGGAACTGGTGCAGTTATTGCTGGTGGTAATTATTTACATGAATATGATCAAGCATCAAGTCCTACATTTTTCAGAGCACAGGATAGTATAAGACTAGACTTTGATGCATTGACATTTACCTGTGGCATGGATAATAATGCTACAGAACACAAGTATCCTCGTGTAAGTGATCCTGCTGCTAGTGATATTCTTCCTGTTGTTTTTGCATCTCAGGATGATGTAGTAGTAAACGTGGGTAAAACTCCACAAGTAACATATGATGTCACTGGTGCAAATTACAATCAGGTAACAGGTGATATTGTATTAACTATTAATGATCACGATCTTGTTAAAGGATCTACTATTAGATTAGCAGATGGTGGGTTATCATTCAAGTGTGCTAAGGACTCTTATACTAGTACAGAATCATATCCACGTTCAACTGACCCTGCTTATCAAACTGCTCTGGAAGTTAAAGAGGTTGGATCTTCGTATTATAAGCCAACAAATGCTGCTTATGATCCTAATACTGGAGTTTTAAATTTAACTGTTTCTAATCATGGATTAGTAAATGGAAATAGAATTAAGATATCTGATAATTCATTGACATTTACTTGTGCAATGGATAATCATGCAACAGAACATGCATACCCAAGATCTTCTGATCCAAAATCGGGAGAATGGTTAGAAATTTCTGATGTCACACCAAATACATTTAATGTTAATGTTGGTGAAGCAGGTGCAGAATTTACATTTACAGCTGGAACAGGTACATCATATGATCCTGTAAGTGGAGATCTTGTTCTTAATGTTGGAACACATGGTTTAAGTGTTGGTGATGGTATTGTTATTGATAACAACTCACTCAAATTCAATTGTGAGATGGATGGAAATGATTCTGATAAATCATATCCACGTGCAGGTAAAGATCAAGCTTCATCAAGATCTTTACATATAACCAATATTACAGATGATAGTATTACTGTTAATGTAGGTGGTGCTGGAACTAATAAGTTCTTTAAACCAACCGCAGCAACTTATGATCCTGCTACTGGTGTCATGGTAGCAACAATTGGACAGCATGGATTACGTGTTGGATCTAATATTGTATTGAAAGATAATTCTCTTAAATTTACTTGTACTAGAGATAATGATCAAACATGGCATAGTTATCCTCGTCCTGGTGTTGATCCTTGGGCTGGTAAGTCTATTGCTATTACTGCTGTAGGATATAATACTAAGACTGCAACTAATGCTGTTTATACTCCTGCAAATGGTGACTTGGTAATTACATCAAGTGGTCATGGATTTGCAAATGGAGACTATGTTAAGATTGCTGATAATTCACTTAAGTTCACTTGTGAATTGGATGGTGATGTATCTATTAAATCTTATCCACGTCCAGGATTTGACTATCCAAGTGGAAGATGGTTGAAGGTATCTAATGCTACTGGTGATACATTTACTATTAATGTTGGATCATCAAGTAATACTTCTCTTCATAGTTATGATGATGCTGTTTTAGATGGTATTCATCATCAAGATGGAACCGTTACATTTAATGTTGGATTTGATTCCAATACAAATAATCAATACCCACATACATTTAAAGAAGCAGTTGATAATGCTGTTGAATATCAACCAGAATCTACACATACATGGAAATCTTCTGATCCTAATAGCATTAAACATTTACCAAAACAGGCTCATATATTTAAGAGATCTGCTAATAATTCTATAGAGAAGCAGAGTGGTACTATTACAGTTAATGTTGGTGCTGGAGATCCTGCGGATCAGTATGGACATGATTTTGTACCTGGTAGTGGAATAGGTGCTGTTATAACTGGTGGAGATTATCCACACCAATGGGTGAGTTCTGTACCAGATTCAGTACATAAAGTATTTTCTGTTGGTGGTAGTAATGCATATCATAATCAAGATTGTGTTGATGATGTTGTAGATATTTTAGATGCAATAGGACACAACTTAGCTTATGGTGGTAATGATAAGACTTGGGATGCTGCTTATTCATATAAGACTGGTGCTCACGTTGTTGGTGAAGAAACTGAGACTAATTTTGTATTTGAGCAAGCAAGAGAAATGGCTGCTCAAGTTGTTAGAAGACAGAAAATTTTATCCGTAGGTAAGCATGGATTAGTACAAGATTATAATCCTGATGGTTCTATAACTGAAGACATGGCTGATCCACCTGTAGATCGTGCTGGTGATGCCCGTAATTTAATTGAATCTAATAAATCATTAATTGCTAAAGAAGCATACGCTCGTATGATTCTTCAAAATCCTGGATTCTTACCACCTACAGGCAATAAGCAAGATTGTATTGATGATATTGAAGATTTTATTACTGAAGTATCTTATAATGTAGCATTTGGTGGTAATGATAGAGTTTGGGATATGGCAAACTTGTATGTTACAGGTGCTCATGTTGCTGGAGAAGAGACTCAAACTATCATGGCAATGACTGATGCCACTGAGATGATGGTTCAAGTAATGAGACAAGAGAAAGTTCTTATTATTGGTGATCATGGATTAACTCAATCATATGATAATACAATAACAGTTAATGTTGATACTCCACAAGATAATAAAGTAGCTGATGCTAAGAATCTAATTCTTGCTAATAAAGATTTCATTGCTCAAGTAGCATTGGGTAGAATGTTGGATGCTTATCCTTCATATCAATTTACTGCTCCTTATACAAATGCTGATTGTCTTGATGATCTTAGAGATGTAGCAGAAGTTGTTGCACATAACTTAGCATACGGTGGTAATGATCGTGTGTGGGATGCTGCTAACATGTATGTTGCTGGTGCTCATGCTGCTGGATCAGAGAATGAAACTATATCTGCTTTTAATGAAGTACGTGATATTATTCATCAAGTAATTACCAATGTTGATGTTACTGTTGGTGGTCATAGTTCAATTAGTCAGGTAAAGGATACTACAATTACTGATGGGGTTTCTAATAACCAATGTAATAGTGCAAAGAGTACTGTTACATCTCTAGTACAGATACTTACTGCAACTATTGCTACACCTTCTTCACTTGCTGCTGTTACACGCACTCAATCAGTAACAAGATGTGAGGATATAAGATCATCTATAAACACTCTTTCTGCTATTGCTACTAATGCTATTAGTAACCCAGTTAGTCTTGATGGTGTAGTTAGAGATGTATCTGATGCTACGTATGATCCTACTACAGGTAAGTTAGTATTAACTATTGGTAGTCACAGTTATACTGCTGGCACAAAGGTTAATATTGCTCCTTCTTCTATAGTCTTTACATGTTCTAGAGATGGTGATGCTACAGAACATGCATATCCTAGAGCAACTGATCCATCATACAAGAAAGATAATCCTATTACAGAGGTAACTGGTACAACTATTACGGTTAATGTTGGTATTACTTCTGATACATCAGTACATGCATTTGTTAGTGCTGCAAATGGTGCAGTTAAAGTTGGTGGAATAACAAGAACAGAATCTGTTGGTAGATGTGAGGATGTAAAATCATCAATCAATACTTTATTTGGTATTTTAACAAATACAGTATTAACACCAACATCACTTGATTCAGTTGTTAGAACTTCTTCTATTGGTCGTTGTCAAGATGTTGCTAGTTCAATATCTACATTATTTGGTATTCTAACGAATGCTATATTAAATCCTGGATATATTGATAGTATTGATAGAACTGAAACACCATTAGGATTAGCATTTGGTCCTTCTGTAACTGCTAATGCATCTACATCAAATTCTTATGTATATTTTACATTAGATGATGCTGTATATACTAATGAGTATTCACCTTCTCCAGATACATCATTTAATAACTCTGGTAATTTACAGGATAACAATTATCCTAAGTGTGCTAATGTTTCAACTGCTATTCGTCAGTACTTCTCTAATATTGGAACTATTATTCAAACTGGATTGAATAGTGTTCCTAGAAATGAACCTTCTAGTTCTTCTTCTGATTTAGCAAGTAGAGGAACAATTTGGACAATTAAAGATCCTACATCATTAACTGCTAACCCACATAACTTTGAAACTGGTACTCCAATAAGATTGGTTCCACGTGCCAAGGATGGTGTTGTAGTTGATAAACGTAAGATAAGATTACCAAATGGATTTTCACCTAACCAAACATATTATGTAATTGCTCCTGGTAGAATCACAAAACCAACAGACTTTAGTACTGCTGGATTTACTGCTGGATCTACAGTTGGTGATCAAGCTAAGTTAATGTTAGCTGGTAGTAAAGAAAACGCTGCTGCTGGTATATACATTCATTCTGCTGAAGTTGAATCGGTTGATACTGATATTGAAATTGATCTCTATCAGTTTGTTCTTGATACAAACTATGATTGTCATCAATATTCTTGTGAGACCTCTGCTACACCTCTTGGTGCTCTTAAAACAGATGTTCCACATATATTTGATACTCCAACTTCTAACGTAACAGTACAAGAAGTATTCTTTAAGAAGAATGAAGGTGGTTCATTACCATTGTTGAGTCAGTCATGGCAACAAGATACTGATGTTTCTGTTTCTAGTAAGTTGAAGGAGAATAGAGCTTACTTTGCAAGGTATGTTGATAAGAATCTATTTACTATTCACAAAACAGTAGATAAAGCTTTAACAGGTCAATCACCAATAAGTTTTGATACTACTACCAAACAAGATGGATTCTCTGTATTTGCTAATAAGAGAGAATCTCCACTGAGATATGATCCAATTTATGAGAATCCTAATACTGGAACTCCACCAATTTACGGTAAGTGGTTTATTCAGGTAGTTAATCAATCTGAGAATTCATCTACAGCTGGACATGACTTTGCTATCTTAACTAGATTGCATGAACAGGCTTACAATGATCTTTCTGGTATTGAGAAGACAAATGATGCTTGGTTTGAAAGAATTAAGGATGAGCGTAAAGCAGATGATCGTATCTATCGTTTACGTTATGTTATACCTGAGTATCTACAATCAGTACGTGATCCTCTAAATGGATTTACTATTAAGATTCGTAAGGACACTACAAGGAAACTTTTACCACAGAAGATAGTTCTAAGACCTGTTGTTTCTGGTAGTAATACTGAAGCTAAATTCTATAACCCTGCTCAAGCACATGAGTGGATTGGTGCAACAAAAGCTGATTTATCTGGTATTACAGGACATGATGATACTTTAGAATATAATCCTTATAGAAAACCATTATCAACTGTAGGTCCACAGGTATTTACTAAGACTTTAAAAACAAGTAGTGATATAGATTTTAATGTTGAGTCTGGTAGATATTTTGTTGATGCTAATGATGGTAACACATATCTTGAGTTAACTACTTATGATCCAAGTCTAACAAGTACACCTGCATTAATCAATGAGAAGTTTGTAACAGTTTCTATAACTGTTCCTCAAGGTGGTTCCTTTACTGCTAATCCTACTGCTAAAGTGAATAATCCTTCTGATAATGGATATAATAAAGTTGAGTGGTTTGGCAATTGTTCTGGTTATGCTTACGTTCATGCTGCTCTTAATGTTCCTGGAACAGATACATGGCACTTAATTCTTAAGGGTGTTGTATCAGATACTAATGATGAACCAATTGACTATGATCCTCTAGAGAATACTAGGTTTGAGCATGTTCCTGCTGGATCAACACAAACTGTGTTTGCAGATCTTAAGGCTGATAGAGATTATGGTAAATCATTTGGTATTAAGGATCTAATTCGTAAGGGATATCCAGAGTACTATTATAAGCAAGGTGGAGCTAAAGTTTATACTCTAACTCCAGGTGATAAAATAGTTTCAGAGAATAGTCCTCCAATTGAATATTATATTGAATCAGTAACTGATGTTGGAGAGATTGATGATACATTCTATATTTTTGATGTTGAGCAAATTCAGAAACGTATATTTAAACAGCAACCTGGTATTTACTATCTAACTGCTATACGTGGTGACATTTCCCCATATCCAACTGGTGCTGGTAACCAAGGAAACTTTAGAAACTTTAAGTTCTCTCAGCCAATCAGTAAATTATATCCATTAAATTATAAGAATGATCCTTTCTGGTTCAGACAAATAGATCCTGCTGCTGTTGATCCTCCTTCTACATCATCTGCTGCTGATAACTATACTCATGGTTTAGTAACAGTTAATGATTTCAAGGGATCAATGACTAAGGAGTGTGTTGGTGACATACTTGCTACTGCTGCATTTACAAATAATTCTTATAGTGGTAACAATGAGTTAAAAGCACAGATTGGTAATGCTACCTCTGGTTCTGAGGATCGTTTGATTCCTATTGCTGGTGATAGTACAGTTGTTTCTGATGTCAGAGTTTACGTTGAGTTACGAAGACCATCTATCGCAAGAGCTGGTAACCACACGTTTGAATACCTTGGTTTTGGTCCAGGTAACTACTCAACTGGTTTACCTCAAAGACAGGAAGTTATTCTTGAACCAATTCAAGATTTCTATGCTCAATCTAAGAAGCAAGATGGTGGTCTAGTATTCTACACTGGTCTTAACTCTAATGGTGACCTATACATTGGTAACCGTAAGATTGATGCTATCACTGGTGAGGAAGAGTTCCTAGAGTCTGCACAGTTAATTGATTCTGATGATGATGAAGAGGATATTGGCGGTCTAGTTACCACCTTTGATACTCCTGTTACATTCAATGAGTATATCACAGTTAATGGTGGTGACAATCAGGATAAGACAAGCACATTCAATTCACCTGTAACTATCAATGTTCTTGGTAGAGTTAGAGATTATGCATTAAAGATTATATCTGATGTTGATCCTAATTCTGGTGATGATGGTAGTCTTGCTGCTCAGTCACAGTACTTGAACCAAGATACTCTTGGTCATATTACTATTGCTAGAAACAGAATTGCTGCTTCTATATTCCAGTTTAACCCACGTGGTTCTGCTGGTGCTGCTCAAGGATATAAGATCCAGAACCACGCTGTTGGTTTACTCGGTTCTAACATTACTCCAAACCAATTGGGAACATTTAATGCTACCCAAGTCGTTCAGTATGGTAATGCTGGAGCTCCTAAGTCTGGTGATATGTTGCTTAAGGGTAACGATGTAGGTAAGTCTGGATCTCTTGGATGGATTTATGCAAACTATTTCACACCTATTACTGCTAATCAGATTAAGAGATTAACATTTAATGGTACTCAGGTTGTAACAGTTGAATGGGAAGGACTTAAGAACTCAGAACTTGGTGTATCGTCTGGTTCTCAAATTAAGATTACTAACTTTATTGATAGTGCTCTTGATGGAACTTGGACAGTATTATCTGCTGGATTTGATCCTAGTGATGAGTTCTGTAAATTCTCTATAGTTGAGAATAGAGCTAATGTTCAAAATCAGAATCCATTTGATTGGTCTGGTTCACCAACTGCAACAATGCAGTTTGCTAACTCTTCATGGAAAGAGTGGGGTGTATTAGGTTCTGAATCTATAAGAACTAGAACTGCAATCGCTGGTGATTATAGAGTTGGTATTAACACGATTGCTCGTGCTGACCATGCTGCTTATGCAAATGCATTTGTTAGTGACAATGGATTAGCGAAGCAAGTAAATCCTGATACTAATCCACGTGCTAACTTGGATGTTGTAGGTACTGCATTCATTTCTGGTAAGACATTTGTTACTTATGATTATAATGATGGTTCTCCTCAATTAAACAATTATGCAGGTACTGCAAATGCCGATGGATCCACAAGATCTGATTTTGGTACTGACAATGCATTATTAGTTGGTGGTGATGCTTATGATCCAAATAGTTCAGCAACACTTAGGGTCTCTACTGCTCCTCCTTTTGGTGCTGTTGGTATTAATACAATCATTGGTACTGCTCCAATTAATAACACTCAAACAAACACAACACTTGATCAAACATTTGTTGTTGTTGGTTCTGGTAGATTTACAGATGATGTTTCGGTTGAACAGGATCTTAATATTGGTTCATGGCCATCAGGACATGCAGATAATACTGTTAATGTAACTTCGGGTATAACAACAGGAACATTTAATTTCTTAATGGGTAACACATTCAGTGGTACTCATGTAGATAATACAGGACAGACTGTTACAGGTGCTGGTCTACAGATGGCTGGTTATGCTCAAAATATTGAGATTGGTAATAAGCAATTATCTGGACAAAATGTTGAAGTTGGTGGACTTTCAAATAACAGTACAATTAAGATTGGTGCAACACCTAACAATTATCTTGTCAATTCAGTAACAACTCTTGCTGATTCTAAGATAGTTATTGGTGGTGCTTATGATAGCACTGAGTCACAATCTTATACAAGAATTGGAACTAAATCATTAATTGCTGATGGTGATGTGTGGATTGGTGGTTGGCCAAATGGTGTAAATCAAAGGTCAGATCAACAGTCTGTAAATCTATTCACACCTGCTGGAACTGTTAACTTCTTCTCTAACTCTGGTGGTCCTTCTAACATTAATTTTGCTACTAATGCATCTGATGTTAGGATCGCTGGTCAAGGTGGTACAACCACAGTTAACAATAAACTACAAGTTAATGCTTCTGCTAAATTCTTGAGTGATATTTGGTTGTGTGGTGGTACTTCTGCATTTGAATTTATTAGTGATAGAGGTCAACTAGGTACTACTATAAGTTCTCATCAAAATGGTCTTACTCCACCATTTACAGTAGTTGATCCTAATAAGAATGTAGATATTCTTAATGTACTTAAGAAAGTACTTGCTGATACAGGTGAATATAATCAGATTGATACTGCTGGTTCTGGTTTGTGGGGTGGTTATAACTTCCAAGGAACTCCTGCTGGAGAAACTACATCACAATTCCCAGATCTAACTGGTACTGATCAGTACTACTTACCTCTTAAGTATGCTCCTATTACTGCTGATATCAATGGTAATCTTACAGTACAATACTTTGTAGTTGGTGATTATATACTCATTGATACTGGAATCAGTGGTAATAGTATATTCCCAGAAGTTGTTCAGATTACTGAGTTAACAAGAACCACTGCTGCTCCTTACTTCTTAAAAGTTAAGCGTCAACCATTTGGTACATTTACTGGATTCCATTCAGATCATCCAGATACTACACCTATTTACAAGGTTAATGTACAGTTTGATTCTACTTGGACAGAGAATGATTTAGATAATACTGGACCACAAGATCAAGTTAATCTTGCTGAGTTTGGTGGTACTCTATCAACAGATGATTACATTATCGTTGGACGTAGTGACACTAATAGTGATGGCACATACGATTTTGGTGAAGCACTCAAGATTGCTCAGATTACTGGTCAGGTAAACCAGAAACTAACAGTTTCTAATTGTGGTGAACCAGACAAGGTAGTATTTGAGGTTGACTCTGTAACTGGTGAAGTTACTATTGGTAACCCAGATATTCCTGGATCAATTGTTAATATTAACACAACTATTAAATTACAAGGTGGTTGTGGAACTATTAAACGTGAAGAAATTATTGGTGATTTAGTAAGAGTTAGTGGAAATCTTTCAACTCAATATATTACTAATGTATCTCCAACTGATATTGCTAAGGTATCTATTGGTGATGAAATTAGATATAATGCTACTCATGGTAATTTCAGTGATGTTGAATTCCCAATCAACTATGTAACAGAAGTTAGAACAGATTCAATAGGTCTTAAGAATCCTGTATTTGGTAATGATATATCACAACTTGGTTTCTATGTTTCTAAGAATGAAACTCTTACATTAACTAATGGTAATGATCAAGAAGTATTTGATGTAGATTCATGTAGTGCTAATACTACAATCGGTAATCATATACGTAGACTTGATATATCAGAGTTCTATCCAGCTGAAAAGACAGTATCTGAATCAGTAAATGCATTTGATCCTATTAAGGATGAAATTTCTATTCATTCATATTGGCATGATCCTGTTACATTCAACAATGGTAAGAAGACTACTGTTCGTGGTGCTGTAACTGCTCATTCATCATATGATTGGGTTATTCCTGTACAGTCTATTGGTGAAGGTAATGGAGCCTTTGAAGTAGGAGATTTACTTGTTGTTGGAGACAACACAAACACTGCTCCACAAATAATTGATGGATCTATAGTAGTTGTTAACCCAGGATTCCACGAGATACTAATTGTACGTGGAATTACTAGTGGTGCTGCTCCAGAACTTATTTGTGATGGTGGACAAGAAGGAACAACTAAAGCATCTGCTGGTGATTATGCTATCAATGATACTATATTAGCAATTAAGAAACACAGTGAAGTTTCTCAGTTACTTGATATTACATCTAAACAGAGAGGTTCTGTTGAATATGTTTCTGCTGTATTTAATAAAGGTTATATAGTTCAATCAAGAATTGATTATGTTAACTATGTAAGATTTGAAAATGTATCAACAGGTGATAACAATTACTTCATTGTTAATTCTAACATGGTTGGAACTGTTAATAGTGCAGTTACTAATCATGAGAGACAAACTGGTGCTTTAGGATACAACAAAGGTAATCTTAGTATCGGTGGCGATATTAATATGATCGGCGGTGATATTGAGATATACGATTCTGTTAATTCTTCTAGATTGTTCTACTTCAAGAATGATGGTGGACACGCTGATCACTTAGGAAGTATGCAGATTGATGCAGGTGTTGTTCTTAAGGGTGCTCTTACGATGTACCCAGAGAACTGTCCTGAAACTGTATTCAGTCAGACTGGTGTTGTTGATCCTACATTTACTGTTGATAATGTTGGTAATGTAGCTGCTAAATTAACTCTTACTGTAACAGGAGATGATGCTCCAAATCCAGTAAGTACTGATGAGATATTCTCAGTTAATAAGTTAAATAATAATGGATCTGATAAATTCAGTATTAAACATACTGGTGAAATTGAAGCATTTGGTATTGATCCGTTCTGGACAAGAAGCGGTGGTGTTCATACAAGATATGTTTCAACTGGTTCTGATGCTGCTGCTAAGACATTAACAGCAAATCTTGTTTATTGTGCTGCTGTTGATATTGATAGCACATTGGTATTAACATTACCATCCGAAGTTAATACTGGTGACGTTGTTAAGGTTGTTGATGTTGGTGGAAACTTGAATCATAGAACATCATTAGTTGTTCGTGCTCCTGGTGTTGGTGTAAGAGTTCAAGGAGATTCTACTGGTACAACATTAGCAGAGGGTGGTGGGTTCCTTGCTCAATCATATAATTCTGGAGAATTGGTTATACAAACACCAAATGCAGCATTCTCTCTAGTTTATCTTGGTTCTGTAGATAGTGCTGGAGGAGTTGGTATTCCTTCAACACAACAAGGTTGGTGGTTAATGGAGATTTAATAGATGGCATATTATAACAGAGTAAAAGCATCTAAGAATGTTCCTATAGGTACAATCATTCCCTGGACTGGAAGCAGTTCAGGGGCATCTTCGGATGATGGTTTACCACATGGTTACAAGGTTTGTAATGGTGATGAATTACAGGCAGTATATTATCCAGTATTAGCAGGTATCTTAGGTAATACCTTTGGTCCTTTTCCTGATCCTCAGAATCCTTCTGAAGTTGGTGGTATTGGTGGTAATGTTGGTATTAGTAATGCAGGTACTTTTGCTGATCCTTACTTATCAACTGATGTGTTTCGTTTACCTGATTTCAATCTAAGAAATCTAATTGATATTGAATATAGTAGATTGGATGTTGATACTCAGTTTATTATAGGAGAGTATGTTAGTAAGAATGGTATTGAAGGTAAACAACCAATAACATTGCAAGATACTGATGTTGATATAACATTTGCTATTGCAGCATCCAATGAGTTGTCAGGTAGAATTACAGGGCAATCAATAACATCTCCTACTTATGTTGATAACATTTATAGTATACCTAGAAAATTAGGAATAGACCACACACCTGGACATATGCACAGAGCAGCAACAGATAATGATTATGATCAAATTGATACTGCTAATCCAACTGGTGCAAGTGCTGGAACTTTTCAACCAGGAAATTATCAACCATCTGATGCTACTTACTGGCAAGAAGTAAGTGGTGTTGGTGCTATTAATAATGCTGATTCTGCTGAGTCATGGAAGGCAGGTTTAGGACAAGCAAAGATAACATGGAACGATAGTGATCATGAGACATTAGTACAAACTAATACAGCAAAACAAATTGATCAGTCTAAAAATGTAACACCACAGGTTAAGTCTAGAGTTATATTAAATGCTATAAATGGTCCTGTATTTACATACACTGATGATGGTAGTGGTATAGCATCTATTCAAGCTGCTGCTGATGTTGGACCTATACCTGTTCCAGGACAATATTCTGGTTTTCAAAACTATTTCTTTAGTGATGATATACCTGCTAGTAGAGGTGGTGGTAAAGGAAGACCAACAGATCCTAATTATGATCCTGATACTTATACTACGTATCCTACTACAAAACCACATAATGCAGAGGAGTGGGCAGATCCTGCTTTAGGTGGACATACTCATGAACCAATGACTATAGAAATGACTAGAGGTGTTAGGATGCCAAATACAATATTAGTTAATAATGTTAGTACTAATACTGCTGTTCCAGTGTCAATACCTGATGCACTAAATATTTCTATGAATGTAAATACACCATCGTTAACTACCATCTTCATCATGAGGGTCTCTTAAATGGCAGTATTTTATAAGTCAGAGAAGGCTAAGTTAGGAACAGTAACTGGTACAATTCTGCACTTTCCTAGGCAATTAGCAGAGGATCAAGATCCATCTACAGGATTATCTGGAGATCTTCTTCCTGCTGGATATCTTAGATGTGATGGTAGAATTTTGAGTGCTGCATTATATCCTGCTCTTGCTTTAATTTTAGGTGTTGGAACTAATTCAAAATTTAAGAAGGATGAAATAGCATTAACTGATGATCAGTTTCAGTTACCTGATTTCAGGATGAAGACTATTAGACACACCAATTCATCTGATGTTGGTAGATATAATGATATCTATGGTGTTGAAGATGACGGTGATAAAATATTTAAATCTGGTGTTGGATTAGAAGTAGTACAAAGAGCACCATCTCCTTGGCAAGTTCAATTTACAGGAGATTTCTTTTTACCATCACAGACATTAGATCTTCAATCTAGTCCTCAATTTAGTAGAAGTAATGGTAATGCAGTTGCAGCTGGTGATGTACAGTATACTGAGATACAACCACATATGCATTTCAGTACCACTAGAAGATTTAGACAAGATCATACAGGTTCTGATACTGCACAAATACAATTTAAATCTCATACTACAAGAAGTAGTTTAGAGATATGTCAATGGTTTGCACACTCAAGACAAGAATTATGTTATTTTGCTGCTGATTCTAGAAATGTTCAGGCTCCTAATTGGGATAATAACTGGAGAGGTGCGTGGTTCTGGGGTGGTGGTTGTAAGTCATGTGGTGTATTTAAAACTGAAGGACAATGCTTATGGCCAGTATGTCATGGTACAACAACTGGTAACTTCACTGCTGATGGTGGTTGTCAAGGTGGTGTGAAATGGAGTACAACTGGTGGACCAGGAGATGTAGATGATGCTGGAAATCCAGGTCAAGGACCAGATGCATCTTATAATGGTACTGGTAGATGGTTGTATCACTCTGGTAACTGGGGTCAATGTAATAATGGTGGTGGAGTTAATGCACCATACACAGGTGGACAAGAAACATGCTTTGGTGAAGTAGTTTATGATGGTAAATGGTTTCAGCAATGTAGGCCATCTACTCTTTTTGGTATTGGTAGTCCATCTGGACAATACTCTCAAGAAACCAGACCTATGAGTCCCAATTATACATATCCTACAGTACCATATAGTTTTCCTGGATACTATGCAAGTATACAAGAAGGAATTTCTGCTGGTATGAACTTGACTACTAGATTAGGTACATTTGGTAATCTAGCAACACATTCACATATCGTTCCTTTTGAGGTTGAACCACATACATATCAAATAGTAACGGATGCTGTAAATATAACTGCTTACGGAACATTAGAGTCAACTATTAATATTCAAATTAATAAAGACAAGAAAGCAGATGAATTTATTCAACCTTTTGTAATAACAGAGTACATAATAAAAACATAATGGCATCATATAGATCAGTTAAGAGTAATTATTATTCAGATAAGCAGGGGCAATATACCTCTGTTGGTACTATATTGCCTATTGTTATTGATCAACATACAGATGATACTAATAATCTTACAGGTAAACCACCATTACAGTATGATGTAGAATATAATTATCCAGGATGGGTATATACTGATGGACAAAAACTTAAAGTTTGGGAATATCCTCATTTATATCTTGCTATAGGTGATAATTACAAGCAAAGTGGAGAAGTAAATGGAGGTTCTGTTTTAGTAGATAGTCCAACTCCAGCTGGTTCTATACAGAAGATGTGGTGGCATGATAATAAATTATATTTTGAGATACTTAACGATCCTAATCATATCTCTGGTGATAAGAGAGTATATCCTTATGGAAGTGGACTAGCATTTATTGATGAAATAACAGTCCCTCAAACACCAGAAAATTCTCTTGGTAGTATACCTACTGGATTATTTACAGTTGGTACTTCTTATTCTTTAGTTCAAGATGATAGTGGATTGGTTGGTCTACCTAACAACACAACAGTTTATAAGGTTCTTAAAAATGATGGTACTGACTTTGATGGTACTCAATATACTCAAGGAAATTATACTATAGATTTTAATGCT